AACATCTGCATCAATATCCTCATACGCATCTAAAACCGCAGGACTGACCACATCATCATCGCTGATTTGTATCAAATAATCAAACTCCAATCCTGAACCCTGCAATGCCATCAACCCCTGATTGAACTTTGCGCCAACCGGATATTGATCCACCATAACAGCATCACCATACTCTTTGGCTAATTCATAATCCTCCTCACAATGCGTTACCGCCCATAAATGTATATCATGGGTGCTTTGTAGCCGTTTTACGCCTTCTAAGGCAATTTTACTCACCGGTCGCTCATTGATGCCCATAAACGCAACATAACGCCTCATATCTCTCGTAATAGTTTGAATAACTCCAATCGGTACACTTTAAACGCCTTTTTCATGCTTGGTCGCATAAATGGTTTTGCCGGTCTGCCACGTTCGTATATTTTCCTCGCTATTAAAAACGCAACTCCTTTTGCCTCCTTTGCCGGCACTCCTAACTTTTTCCGGACCCAAGGCACTAAACGGTCGCTTGGTGGGAATACATAATTAGCAGGAAAACCGAACTCTACCGCAGCAGCATATTTGCTATTTGTTGCCTCAACAACCGCTTCCAACTTTCTCCGGTTTACCGTTCGTTTTATACTCTTACGATTAAACCCGGTAAAATCCGCATCTTGACTCATGATCGCTTTCACCGCACTTGCCTGACCAACAACACTCGCATTCTCGATTGCCATAATGGTTTTGGCTCTTGCTTTCTTTGCAACTTCCTTTGTTATGCGCTCAATCTTCTTGCGCTCACTCTCCGGCAAAGTTACTTTTATCATGTTGTTCGTTTTACTGCTGCTAACCGTACAAAATGCCGATCACGATCAATCTCGCTATGAATCGTCAAAATAGTGCTTTCAAAAGTAATCGTATCACCCGGACTTAATCCGTTGCCATCAAAATACCTCGTTACAACGTCATAAGGCGTACCGCTAACAATCTGTGAGTACTGCATCGCTCGGTTGCCCTTCATTGGGCTTACGTCTGCCCAAATGCTCGTATTTGATGGTACTGCACTCTGACCTCCAATCTCGTTTGTGCTTTGCGTATAGGTGGTAACCGTTACCCGGTTATCCAACTTACCGCTATGGATATTCTCTGCCATTACAACCAAGTTTTATGTTTGACCTCTGCCAATAATTTACCACAGTCAATTTGTGCCTTACCGCTTATTCCCCCTCTTGGATTTTCGCTCTCGCTGTTTCCTCTGTTCCGGTACATATCCTCAACCAATTTCAAAATAGCATCCTGATACACCGTTTGGTCTTTTGTCTGTGTAATAACATCATACACCACCTTTAATTGGTAATCACCACCCAACGCTCCGCTACTGTAAAATTGATTGAACTTCAAAACCTTTCTGCTCAACCCTTGCGCTCGGTAGTTTGTACCCTCTACCAACGTCTGCTCTGTACCATCGGACAAAATACGCTTTACGCTTGTAATGCTGTCCACCGGACCAAACGGAAGTTCAAAACGCAATTCACCTGCTAAATCGTAAAATTGAACGGTCAATGTTTTGTCAATCAGGATCTGTTGTGCGTATTGCTCAACCCATTCTCGTGCCGTTTTAATCATCCGAGTGATCATTGCATCCTCATCGCTGTAACTAACTCGCAAATGCGCTTTAGCTTCGCTTAGACTAATAATCTCGCTTCCTCCGGTAACTGTTTCTTGTATATCAAATTGCATAACTCTAAAATAAAAAAAAGGGAAGGGAGTACAAAACCCCCTCCCCCTCTATGGTTAGTTAATAAATGCTCCGATTAGGTTGCGCTAATCTCGGCAATTGCATCGCTAAATGAAGATCCGTAAACAAACGCTTTCGGACGATAAATAGGTAATGCCAAACGCTCTGTGATTTTCACAACTGTGTTATCCTTCGCAAAGTCATTCTCACGTGAAAACTCTACGCTAACTCCACGACGTTGGAACAACTGCGCTCCCAATCTCCAATCACCTATGTAGAATGCTCCTTCTGCTACGGCTGTTGTATCAAATACCGGCACTCCGTAAAGTGAACGCTGACCATTGACCATCATTAGTCCTGGGAACACATATTCACCAGTGCTATCTTTAGTCGTGTCCATTTCAGCAAGGTCATTAGGGTGTAACAAGATACCGTTCGCACGATATTCTGCTCCTGCTTGTGTACGCAATTGTGCAATACCAAATCGTAATACATCCCAACGCTGTGCATCCTCAACTGTTAATCCCGGTGCAAAAGTAGTCGCTACCTGATTGATACCGGTTAAGTTTTGTCCAGTTCCATTACCGGTCAAAATTTGAGTATCCTCAAGGTTCAACAACTTCTCAATACCACGAGTGCTGATGTAACTGATAACTTGTGGAAGGTCCTCCAACATTTCGTTTGAAATAGTCATCAACGACATAATCTTACGAACCGGTGCTTCCTTACGCTCTAACGTAAAACTGTTTTCAGTAGGGCTGTCATTTTCAGCAGTCATTCCGGTGTTGTCTGTGTAACCGGTTTCCTGATTGTAAACAACTTGGTCGCTTGATGTTACACCTTGAGAAATGTAATTACGGATACGCTCTGTACGCTCCGGATCGTAAACGATACCGGGAATGTAATCCGGCTGAATTACTTCGTCAGTTAAATTACCGGCTTCTGTTACGGCTTTAGTTTGGTCAATCTCAAAAGATAACCCTGCTGTTTCACGACTGATCATTGACTTGTAACGTGCCATGTTATCATTCATCGTTGAAACCAACTCGCTTTTAAACGTGCGGTCCTCTGACTTCATGATATGTTGGTTGCGCTTCATCTCGGTAGCTAATGCATCAGCTTGTTTTTGTACTTGCTCATGCTTTGCCAACAATGCCGCCATTTCTCCTTTGAGTTCCTTTTTGAACTCCTCGCCTTTCTCTACGTTGCTCGACATCAAGTCAAGTTTCGCATCAATGGCGTTTTGTTTTTCAGCAATATCGGCATTCAAATTTTTTACCGTATCTGCTAAGTGTTTTTCTATGTTTTCCATCTTAATTGGATAAGTATTCATTAAACTTCTCTAAACTAAATTTCGGCTCGTCTTGAGTGGATTTTTGTTCCGGCTCGGTGAGTGAAATAATAAGGTCGGTCAAGTACTTTACCTCCACCTCAAAAAGGTGCATTGTTTCATCAGTATAAGTACCATCTCTCAACGCTTTGCTAATCGCTTTGTATCTGCGGTTTGCTTCACGCTGTATTGTTTCTTTGTTATTAGACTTAGCCAATACCGGAGTACGCTCATTTGCTCCCCACGTTACTGCGCTATATTCCCACAACTTTACTTCTTTGATATATCGTGCATCCTGCATACGATCCTCCTTCATGGTTTGGAATCCTACGCTATGCTCCGTAATAATGCCCTCTTTGTACATCTTTCGGTAATCTCCACCTCTGATGTCGCTGATGTAACTACGCACTAACAAACCCATGCTATCTTCCTCCATCTCCACCGGAACTCCAATTGGATTCCAAGTTTCGTGCTGCCATAATTGTTTGATGCGGTTGCTACCTTTAGGACCTCTCTCGCTAATGGTTTTTTCATACGCTCCCTTGACCATAACATCTCCATCGCTGTCGATATTGTCGAATGCTGAAACGTACATTGTTACAATGCCATCGCTCGTAACGTCTTTAACCTCTAATGTGCAATTCTTAATATCCATGAGGACAAAATAACGCCATTAGTTCGGCTTTACGTTTATTTTTGTGTAATTACTTTTTACGCAGGTCCTTGTAAACTTGCGTTGGGCTAATTAGGTATTTTGCGGTAATCTCCTTGATCGTTTCTTTACTGTTGCCCTCATTGATTACAATAGCCACATCAAACGCCTTCATGCCTAAAAACCGGTTCACGCTTTGGTAAGTAGTTTTGTATGTGCTGTTGCTCTTTATTCCTATGACCTTGTTTTGCCACAAGTAATTTATTATCGCATTGGTTTGACCCGGTTCCGTTTTGCATTCCTTTTGTATCGTTATGCTCAACTCATTCAATATGCGCTTTTCATCTATATCCGGCTTTCTCATGCCCTTTCGTATGTTAGTGAACACTTGCAGTTTACCACCTCACTTGCTCCTGCATTAAAATCGTGCGGATACATTAACTGCGCTCCGGTCATTGGATTAGTAAATAAGGCATCCCGATCCATACTCACTCCGCTTAACTGAATATGTCCTGGTCGATCCTGCTTTCCAATAAATCCATGTACCCATACTTTCTTCAACGGTATTTGATAACTCTGTGCGCTTTCAAAGTCTGCCAAACTGTATGCCGTATAGACTTCTGTTCGTGCGATCCGGTCTGCTCTAAATACGCCAATCTTTCTCCATTGCTGTTGTACGCTTTCCTCAATCTGTATTTGCGCTTCGTATGGGCTTAATCCGTTCTCTAAAGCGTTATCAATCGCTTCCTGAATGGCTCGTATAGCATACTTCCTGCTCGTTTCGG